ACGCGCGACGGTTGCCCAAACAATGCGGTTAACGCGTCAGCAAAACGGCTGCCCTGTGCGCTGCCGCCGCCGCCTTTGCCTGCCATGTCAATAATTGCAGCCGCTGGGTTTTTCTGGATAATGCTGATAACCGAAGTTGATTTGCGGCCTGTGTTTACTTTGAGTGTTACGCCTCGACGTGCAGCGGCCTGATCGTAAGGGAATAATTGGCGGCCTCGCTGTTGCCAGTTGCGTGCCATGCCAGACAATAAACGTGCCGGGTATTGCGCTTTCATTGCGTCTGTTGCAGGTTTAACTACGTCTTTGGCGCGTACGTTAATTAGTTTGCGAAGCTCAGGGTCAATGTCGCGCAATTCTTTAAGCGCCTCTTTGACACCAAACACGCCTACAGATGTGCTGGTTGTCATTGTTTCGCCGCCTTGTTTAGGACTACTACCACAGTAGCCAAATCTTTAGCCTCAAACGGGATTGCTGGCGGCCACCAGCCCGTTGCCACCAAAACTTCTGCTAGTTGGCGGCGGTAGCTGCCGCGCCCGTAGGGTTTGGGTCAGTCTGATCTACCGCCTCAATTTCCATGTCAGGGTTTTGTTTTAGCCACTCTTGCGCGGTGGCTTGCGGCATAGCGCGGCCTGATTGCTTAAACATAAAAAACGCCCACGACACCATGTCACCCATACCAATACCACGCCCGTCAGTTACCTTGCGGTTTTCTGTGCGTTCCCACTCAGTAATGCACAACAGGTTTGTTAGCACCTCGACTGGCTCGCTGCCGGGTGTAACCGTTACACGTAGTTTGATTTTCATAATGCCTTTCTGTCTATTTGGTTTTAGGTCTTAGTTATGGGGTTACGTCTGCGCTGTAAACGCCGCCCTGAAAAACGATGTCTACCGTTTGTAGCTCGCCAAGGCTGGCGTTAATAACTGGCAGTTCGGCAAGCAGCGCCCCGGTCAAAGTAAAGCCGGGGTTTGTTGCGCTGTCTGCACCGCTAGTCGGTTTAACAATAACGGTGGTGGTTGTGCCTACCAGCGGTGCAAGTGTTGCATACGTTTCAGCTGAGGCATAGGTCAACAGCAATGTTACGGTTGCTTCGTGATCGCCCAACCCTTTTACGTAGCTGCGGTCTGTCTGCCCAAACGTGGTGTTGTCTAGCGGCTCAAAACGCTGAATAACGCTTGCTGCCGTGCAAAACCCCGTAAGCGCAACGGCGTTAATAGTTACGACTGGGTTAGATAGGTACTGACTCGTTGCCATGTTGTTACTCCTCTGGTGCTGTGTTTACTTTACGGCGCTTAGACGGTGTTGCGGTGGATACTGCTACCGCCACAATAAAACCGCCCGCTAGTAAGGCCTCAACGTTTACGCCCTGTTTAGGCACAAACACGCTGCCGGGTACGCCAACTAGATCACTAACAACGCGGTACTCGACGTGGTGGCTCATGTGGTTGACACTCTCATTTCTACGGTCAGCTCGTAGGCAGGCAGCATTACGCCGCCTATTTCTAGTGTCGTTGGCCTGCCGTCTGTAACAGCCACATTTTTAGACAGGATTAGCGCTGACAGGTTCAGCAAACTGCGCATTGCGTCAAGGTTGCTGGGGCCTAGGGTAACGATCTGTAACGGGTAGGTCATGCGTACTGCGTTAAACGTAAACGCCGTAAATGACGGTGCGCCCAGCATTACACAGGGCGGCACAAGGTTACGGGGGTCTGTTACTACTTGCAGGCCTGTAACGGTTGTCAGCGTGGCTGCTAAATCGTCTAGCGCCTCGTTAAACAGGTCTGTGTAGGCAACAGGCATTACGACGCTGCAACGGCTGGGCGGTCAATACCTAACAGCTGTTTAATCATGGGCGATAGGCCTACGGTTGGCGCTGTACCCATTTCGTTAAAGCTTGCAAACACGTCTATTGAGCCTCGCGCCCGGTACAGCGCACCGCCCCACATAATCGTACCTAGGGTTACGTCACCGCTGGGGCTGGTGGTTGGGCTGTCGTAGTACCCGGCCTCGACACGCCGCCTAAACGCCATTGCGTTTACGGCTGACGCGCACACGGTCAAAAATGCGGTATCAGCTGCGGTGGCTGTGCCTATGCCTAGCCAGTCCTCAATTTGTGCTGCCGTAATCCATGTGCAGGTAACAGTAAACGTAATTGTGCCTGTTGCGGCTGTGCGGTCTACGTCTGAGCCTGCAACGGCAAACAGCACCTGATTGGCTACAGGTACGTCAACGTTGTACAGCAAATTGCCTTCGCCGTCTAAACCAACGTATTCGTACTGTGGCAATGCGTACACAGTAAACGTGCCGTTAAACGGTGCGCCAACACCAGAAACAGTAATTGAGCGGTCAACCTCTATCTCGTTGTTTGTCAGCGTTTGCAGTACGGCGTAGCCGTCTAGTAGTTGCTTAAAACTAACCGTGTAGACGGCCATTGTTTAGCCCTCTTTTGTGTTAGCTAACGACGATGTATTTAACCATGTTGCTATCGGCAATGAATGTTGCAACGTAGCCGTAGTAGCTAAACGTGCGGCCCAATGTGCCGGGTACTTCGACTGACAACAAGCCGCGCACCTGCTCGTAGAACTCACAGGCTGAGCCGCGAGCCACAAAAAGTGTGCCGTTTGCAAAGTTGCGGTCTGCAACAAGGTTTAGCCCAAATGGGTTAAACGTGTTCGCAACCGTAATGTTTGCTGCGCCAATGCCGTTTACGCCCATGAGGCCAGCAGCACCCGTGTACGGGAATACTGGGCGCTTGTCGTTGTCAAGCTGCGAGCCTAATTTTTTCCAAACGTCTGGCGACACAAACACGTGATCTGGCAGGAAGTTTGTTGCGGTCAAAATGTCGGTTGCTGCGTCGTACATTGCAGCAATAAGCGTGCTTGGGTCGTTAGCGGTAACTGTCCATGTTGAGCCTGACGCGCTTGCGCCTGCAGCAATTGCGTCTGCGGCTACGTTGTCGCTCTGCAACATGTATTGGCCTACCAAGTCTTGCAAAATAATTTGCAACGCTGCAGGAGAAGTAAAATCAATGTCTTGCACCGACAAAGTGACCTGACCAGCAAGCGTGGTTTTGGTAACCACGTTTGAGGCAATGACTGGCGTGGTGGCGCTTGCAGCGCTCAATTCCGTTGACTGCGTTGCAACGCTTGGGTGAGTTGTCCACGTTGGGCGGATAAACGTTTTTTGGTTTCCGCCGTCTGGCATTGCGCGTGCGCCGATTGCTGCGACTACTGGGCGAATGTAATTGAGGTTTGCAAACACCGGGCCAAGTACTGGCACAGGCAGCAAGCCGGGTGTATCGGTGGTAATCGTGTCACCTGCAGCGGCCTGCAATGCAGTTTGTTTGCTGGCAACAAAATCTTTTACTGCGGCCTGCACGTTGCGCAAGCTTTCGCCGCCAATGTGTACGGCTGCCATGTATTCGCCTGCGGTTGGCAGGTCAAATTTGCGCTTAGGTTGCGCTGGCAATGCCGGGGTCGGAATTGTTGCCTCAATTGCGGTGCTGGTTTCGGTTGACATGTTGGTTTTCTCCTCTGTGGTCACAGGTTCATTATGGCTTACGGTTTGGGTGTTTTGGGGGATACTTGCGGCTACGTCTGTAATGTTCGCTGCGTCACCAAATGCGCCGATAGGCACTAGCGACAGCTCAAGCCAGTCAGCGGCCTCAACGATCATGCGTTCTTCTTCGTCGTAGCTGAATTTGGTGGGGTTTACGCCTACAGAAACCTGATCTATGGTGCCGTCTAGGGCCATGATTAGCGCGTCATTGCCTAGGGTTGTAGCACTAATTTTGGCTGTAAACATCATGCCCTGTTCGGTGTCTACCCGTTCGGTGACTACGCCTACAGGCTGGCTGTGGTCGTGGTACATAAACAGCCGGGGCGCTTTGCCGTCGACTGGCAGGCTGCCGGGCATAAACATAATTTCGCTGCCGTCTGACACGGTGGCAAAGACGTTGTATGGCACGGCTACGCCTGAAATCATGCGTTTGCCTTCGCCGTTGGCGGCTGTTTTGTCAACAGTAAATTCGCCTGCAATAAATTTTATCATGATTGCCTACCTTGTTGCTAGTTGCTCTTGTGTGTTTTCTTGCGGTTCGTCGGCCTGATCGGCTGCATAGTTTTCTGCTAGGTATCCCTCTGCGTCAAATTCTACGTATGTGCCGTTGGGCAAAACGTTATTTAACGACAACGTTTGTGCAATGGCTTCGGCATACATTTTTACGCCAAAAATGTACAAATCGGCACGGGCCTGTTGCGCTGACTGGTAAGAGTACGCGCCCGTTGCAACACCAACTAAGTACGGTGGCACGTTTGCTAGTCGTGCGCACTCTAACGACTGGTATTGGCTTGACTCAATTAACAGCATTTTGTCTGGGCTAGTCAATGTCTCTTGATAGTTCAGGTATTCATTTAGGGCAGCGGTT